ACTTACAATCACCATCTTGGTTCAAAAGATATTATGATATGGGATATGATTATGGTAATCATCCTTACGAAGTTCAAGCGTATGGTGAAGAAAAGAATTGGAAATTATTTAATTAAACTTTAAAATATAAAACAATGGTAAAAATTATAATTGATACTCAGTATTACGAAAACTATGGATTCCATGAAGGAAACTTTCATTGGAAACCAAAAGGTGGACATAAGTTCACAATGGAAGTATCATCTGATGTGGCAACATGGACTGAAGATATGAAAGGTAAACTATCTAAGATAGTAGAAAAACAATCCAATGATATGGAGAGGTTTGAGTATATTGACCATGAGGTTATATTCCATAACCCAACCGAGTTATCATATGATTTGTTGATGAAGGAGATTGATATGGAAGAGGTATCAAAGACCTAAAAAATAAAAAAATACGAATTTGTTTGGAATTGTAAAAATAATTTCGTATATTTGTATAACAAAATTAAATAATAGTAAATGACAGTAGAAAAAGTAAACCCTAATGAAACCGCAAAAGAGTATTGTGAACGAACATATCCTGAAACTTGTAGTGAGTTTAAAACAATCTTAGATGAGATTTATGAAACCTTTTGTAAGAAACAAAGAAACTATGGACCTGGTAATATATCAGTAGGTACTGCATTACAAACAGATGAAGATATTAAACTTGCATTGGTAGGTTTATGGTTCAGAAAAAATGATAAAATACAAAGATTAAAACAATTGGTAGTTCTCGGACAACCTGATGAAGTTGGTGAAAATATTCAAGATACTTATGAAGATTTAAGTTGTTATGGTATAATTTCTCAATTAGTTCAGAGAGGTAAGTGGGCTAAGTAAATTGTTAATAAAATTCTTTAAACTTCGGTGTGTTTTTAGAATTTTACTATATTTATATATACACCGAGTGGAATTAGTTTGACACTCAAAACTTAAACTTAAACAATTAATAATTAACACTAAAAGGTAAAATCATGGCTTTAGACATTAACGCAATCAGAAGTAGACTGAACAAACTACAAAACACTCAAAGGAAATCAGATAACTTATGGAAACCAACACCTGGTAAACACCAAGTTAGAATAGCTCCTTACAAGTTCGACAAAGATAATCCTTTCATTGAACTTTATTTTCACTATAACATTAACAACAAAACTTATTTATCACCAGCATCTTTCGGTAGACCTGACCCAATTGTTGAGTTCTCCGATAAACTAAAAAGAATGGGAGATAAGGAAGATTGGAAAGCAGCAAAGGCAATGGAGCCTAAGTTGAGAACTTTTGTACCTGTTATCGTGAGAGGTGAAGAAGGTGAAGGAATTAGATTTTGGGGATTTGGTAAAACTGTATATCAAGAAATCTTAGGTTACATAGCTGATCCAGATTATGGAGATATCACAGACCCAACAAGTGGTAGAGATTTAACAATTGAATACAAATCAGCCGAAGAAGCTGGTACTTCGTATCCAACTACTACTATTAGAGTAAAACCATCACCTACTCCAATTCATGAAAATTCTGATACTGCAAAATCTCTTATTGAAAATCAAACAGAGATTACAGATTTATATTCAGAACTATCATATGATGAGTTAAAATCGGTTCTTGAGGGTTGGTTAAACCCATCAGATGATTCTTCAAAACAATCTTCTACATCTCAAGAAACACTTTCTCCTGCAAAACCTGCAGTAGAAACTCCTACTCAAGCAGCTCCAACTACAACAACAGATTCTAAGAAAACTGAAGATGTAGCAGCAGCATTTGATGATTTATTCAATAATTAAACCAAACTAAATGGCGAAAAAGAAAGCTAAAGAGCTTGACTTGGCAGATATTCTGGCAGGCGAGTTAAACAAACAATCCAAAGACCAAAAAGTTGCATTCTTCTTAAATGAAGATGAAGCTCCTACAAATGTAGAAGGGTGGATATCAACTGGCTGTGCTATGTTGGATGTGGCTATATCCAATCGTCCTTATGGTGGTTTACCCGTTGGTAGAATAACAGAAATAACAGGTTTAGAACAAAGTGGAAAATCATTAGTATCAGCACACCTCCTAGCGGAAACACAAAAGTTAGGTGGAGTTGCAGTATTGATTGATACTGAAACCGCAGTAAGTAGAGAATTTTTAGAAGCAATCGGTGTTGACGTTTCTAAACTTCTTTATGTATCAGCAGATTCAGTTGAACAGATTTTCGATTTTACTGAAACTATTATTGAAAAAGTTCGTGAAACTTCGAGAGATAAAATTGTAACTATCGTAGTAGATTCAGTTGCAGCAGCATCAACAACAAATGAGTTGGCATCCGATTATAAAAAGGATGGATATGCTACTGATAAAGCAATTATTATTTCGAAGGCAATGAGAAAGATTACCAATATGATTGGTAGACAGAAAATTTCATTGGTATTCACAAACCAACTTAGACAAAAGATGAATGCTATGCCATTCGGAGACCCATGGACTACAAGTGGTGGAAAAGCTCTTGCTTTTCACGCATCTGTAAGATTGAGGTTGAAAGGTATGGGACAAATCAAGATGAAGGTAAATGGAACTGATAAGACAGTGGGTATGAAAGTACGATGTCAAATAGTAAAAAACAGAATGGGTCCTCCATTGAGAGCAGCTGATTTTGAGATTTACTTTGACAGGGGTATCGATAACTACGGTTCGTGGTTAAAGGTAATGAAAGAAAACAAATTAGTAAAACAAGCAGGTGCATGGTATTCTTATGTGGATACTGAAACAGGTGAAGAACTAAAATTTCAATCTAAAGATTGGGTAGAATTAATGGAAGATAGAGTAGAAATTCGAGAACAAATCTATAAAAAGATATGTGAAGAATCAATCTTACAATATAAATCCAATACTTTAGATATAGAAAATATGGAAATTGACCCTGTCATACCTGAGTAAATTAAATTTATGAACAAAAAGTTATACACGATGTTAAAAAGTAGTGCTGAGGCTGATAAAGCCAAAGCTCTACTTTCATTAGAACTTCTTGGAGAAAAAGCAGTTGGTATAGGTGACCATTCTACTGGAGATTTCTACAAAAACGCAGAGGAAGCTCTCGTTATGTTAGTAGATGCAGATGATAGATTAGGAGCACTTGAAAAATACTTTAACACTAAAGAAGTTTTATAAATGAAAGAACTATACAAAAACATTTTAGAGTCAGTTGAAACAGAACGTAGTCAAAATATCGATAAACACAAGAATTCTCGTGTTTTAATTATCGATGGCTTAAATACATTTATCAGATGTTGGTCATCCATTCCCACAATGAATGAAGATGGTGACCACGTTGGTGGTGTAACTGGAGTATTGAAATCAATTGGATATGCAATCAGACAAACTCAACCGACTCGTGTTGTTGTAGTGTTCGATGGTCAAGGGGGGTCTCAAATGAGAAAAAAGATTTATCCCGAGTATAAGGCTGGTAGAGATAAAAACAAATTAAGAGTAAACAGACAATATGCTGGAATGATGAACGACGAAGATGAGCGTGAATCAATGAAAAGACAATTCGTTTGGTTAACAGAAATGTTACATACTCTACCAGTTACTACCATGATATACGATGGTGTAGAGGCAGATGATATTATGGCTTACATTCCTACTCAAATTTTAAAAGAAGGTGAACAGGCAGTATTGATGTCAACTGATAAGGATTTTCTTCAGTTAGTAGATAACGATACTATTATGTGGTCTCCTACTAAAAAGAAGATATACAATCGTAAATCAGTAAAAGAAGAATTTGGTATTGATTCAAGAAATATATTAATGTATCGTATTCTCGATGGAGATAAATCGGATAATATACCAGGTGTATATGGATGTGGTATTAAAACAGTTATAAAACGATTTCCTGAACTTATAGAAGAAAATGAGGTAAACGTATCAGATTTACTAAAACTTGCAGAAGAACGACAGGGAAAGATTAAGGTTTATTCTGATATATTAGAATCAAAAGAACAAATTTTATTAAACGAACAACTAATGCAACTAAAAGACCCAACAATTAGTGGTTCAATAAAAATGAAAGTTTTAGATAGATTTAATGAAAAAATAGCTCCATTAAATAAAATAAACTTTCTAAAGGTCTTATTAAAATACAAAACAGTAAATAGTTTTGGTGATATAAACGATTGGTTAAAAATTACATTTAGTAATATAATTACTGATTAATTTGTATATATCAAAATTATTTCGTATATTTGTATAAATAAAAAATAATAAATGCAACAAGAAGTAGATACATTATCAAAATACGGACAATCATTTCAATCAAAGGTTGTATCTGCATTTCTTACCGATGGTAAATTTCTTGATACAATAGGAGAAATAACCACAACAAAGTTCTTTGAGAATGATGCTAATAAGTGGATTGTTGAAGAAATTATTAATTATCACCAAGAATATAGAAAACCTCCAACATTAGATGTATTCAAATCTGAGTTATCAAAAGTAGATAATGAGATATTGAAAAAAACAGTTGTTGACCAACTCAAACACGTCTTTACAAATATTGGTAACGTTGATTTAGATTACATTAAAAATGAATATAGAGAATTTTGTATTAATCAAAACTTAAAAGGAGTAATACTTCGTTCAGTAGATTTACTAAAAGCAGGTTCTTATGATAGAATCAAAGATTTAGTAGATAACGCCATGAAAGTTGGAAATGAAACTAATTTAGGTTTAGATTATATTGAAGATTTTGATGAACGTATGGAAGATTTAAAACGTTCAACTGTTCCAACAAATTGGGACCCAATTAATGATTTGATGGATGGTGGATTAGGACCTGGTGAGTTAGGAGTTGTAGTTGCACCATCTGGTGTAGGTAAAACTTGGATACTAACTGCACTTGGTGCAGATGCAGTTAAAAGAGGATTAAGTGTAGTTCATTATTCAATGGAACTATCTGAACATTATGTAGGTGCAAGATATGATACAGTATTTACACAAATACCATCATCAGAGTTAAAAGAACGTAAGGAAGATGTTAAGAATAAAATTCAAGCACTGAAAGGTAATCTATTAATTAAATACTTTCCACCAAAAGGTGTTTCAGTAAAAAAACTTCAACAACATATTGAGAAGATGATTACATTAGATAATAAACCAGATTTAATCATTGTAGATTATGCAGATTTATTATTATCAGATTCTAATAAAACTGATTCAACTTATGCTGAACAAGGTGGTGTTTACATTGACCTTAGAGGTATGGGAGGACATTTAGAAATACCAATTTGGACTGCATCACAAACAAATCGTTCTGCTATTGATTCTGAAGTTATTGAAGCAGATAAGATTGCAGATTCATATGCAAAAGTTATGAATGCAGATTTCATTATGAGTTGGAGTAGAAAATCAAAAGATAAGTTGAACAATACTGCACGTGCACATATTATGAAAAACAGATTTGGACAAGATGGAATCACCTTCCCTTGTAAGATGGATACGAATACAGGTTATATTGTTGTATATGATGGAACATCTCCAGATGGTGTGATTGCTCAGAAACAAGCAGCAAGTGGACAACTTGAAACAAAAAAATTACTTCACAAGAAATATGTGGAAAATATGGGGTAAGTATATCAAAAAATTATTACACCCATCAAAAGAAAATTAAGTTAGTATAACAAAATCAAAATGTTTAAAAAAATAATAACAAAATCATTTCGTTTTTCAATATATACTATAATTATAAACACGACCAGATGATTGGTCACTTCAAAACACAATTTAAAAATAGAAAATTTTATGGCAAATTCACAAGAATTATTTGAACAGATTAAAGATTTATTCGTTCAATTCGAAACAGAACACAATGGAACAACTAAAGCAGCTAAATCAAGAGCAAGAAAAGCAATTGGTGAAGTTAAAAAACTTGTAACAGATTATAGAAAATCTTCAGTAGAAGAAAATAAATAAAGGTTATAAACTATGAGCAAACTATTTCAAGAAAGAATTCCTTTCAAACCATTCGAATATCCAATCTACTATACAGAAGGTTGGTTGA